CAATAGCGGCCTTGATCCAATCTTTCATCTGCCAGTCACTCCACTCTTTAATGTGTGACCATAGATCTTTTAGTAAGTTCATAGAACCTCCTTTGTTAAAGTCGGGATTATACTATTTTACGCCTTTGAATGCTACTTTTTTAATCTGCATTTTACTTGTTTGCCCTTTTGGACCCGCACCTTTGTTGTTTTTTACAACAAAAGCAGGAAAAGTCATTGCAGCATCAGAACCCACTTTCATACTAGGAAAAGGGTTTTTTTGCGACACAGTAGTCATTTTTGCACTTTTAAATTTCATTTTTTTGCCTTTTTTTTGCCTTTTTTCTTTTTAATAACCCCTCTAGCCATTAAAATATCTTTTTTGGTAACTTTACCATCACCACTTAAATCAGGAAACTTTTTTTTCTTTTTCATTTTCTTAATGTATAGTTGGTTTTAAAAGATTTAGCAAGTCTCTTGCATTATGATTTAAAATATTATCATACTCTTGCTCGGTAAGGTTGTTGTGATACAACATTTTAGCTACACCCATCATTGCACCCGCTAAAAGTATCTGATCTTCTTGACTTGTTACACCTGTATCAGCAAAAGTCATTAACTCAGTAAAATATTCCTGTAATTTAACTGTTGCGCTTGTCATTTTGTTTTTCTAGATTAACATTCGCACGTAATTGTGCAATATCTTCGTTAGAATCTATCTTATCTTGCGCTAATTTAGCATTTTGTTCTAATTTTGCAGCATCCAGCTCCATATTTGCTTGATCATTTTGTGATTTTCTCTGTAAATCAGCAGCACGTAGCTGTAATTCTTGCTGTTTTAACTGAATTAAAGGATCTTCTCCTTGTTCTGCCATCATTTCTTGTTCTTCAGCAATCATTTTTTCTGTCATTTCAGTAATTCTTTCAGCAACTTTTGATTCTATAATTTCTTGAAGCTTAATTTGTTCTTCTTGTGGCATTTGACCACCAAATTGTTGTGCTAATTCCTGTACTTGTTCCTGCATTTCTTGTTCTACCTCTTCTCTTGCTTGAATAGAAACATGTTCCATAATATGTGCTTCTAAAAGGGTCATTGCCTGTAGATTATTCTTAACTAAAATGCTTGAAAAGAAAGCTCTGTGTGAATCAATATGTGCCAAATGATTTTGATTTCTAAATGCTTGTAAAGGTTTTCCTAATAATGTGCTACCGTTTTCTATTCCTGGATCTTGTGGTTGAGGCGGAGTAGGAACAGGTAAAATTGCATCAACATTTTGAACACCCATAGCTTGATACATACGACGATATGCTTCGTACATATTGTGCATCTGTGGTGCTGCTTGCGCAAGTTGTAGTTGTGTTTGTGCCAACGTAACACGTTGAGACATAGAAAAAATAGTTGGATCAGATACTGGAAGTATATCAATCTTATCATCAAAATCTGCTGTTTTAATTGATCTAATTCCCCCAACAACATCGTACGGATATTCAGGATCAAGTGATTCTGAAAATATTTTTGCTAATAATTTAAATTCTATTTTTTGCGCATAATGTAATCTCTTGTGTATTGCAGACATAACACGCATGCCTCTTTCCATAAGAGCCATAGTAGTGCCAACTGGAGCGTTTGCTGCAACACTGTCACCAATCTTTTGATCAGCAACCGTAGCAAATTCTTTACCTGCTTGAACAACAAAACCTAATAATTGAAATAAAGTTGGATCTGCTCCTTTGTATGGTAACGGCATAAGTCCTGCACGTAAATCACCTGAAGGTGCATCAACATCTCTAAACTCACCTGGTTGCAACGGATTGTCATCATCACTAATACGAAGACCTCTTGCTTTAAATCCTGCTGGTAAGTTTGATAAAGTACCTGCATCAATTAATTGTCTGAGAGCAGCTGTAGCGGTTCTTGATAAACCACCAAGCATATGAATTAAACCTAATCCATAAAACCCTAAACCTGGTAAGAATTTATAATGAGCAAAATATTGTATTTTCTTTAATGTATCGTCGTTCTCTTTATAATTTCTATATACAGATAAAACTTTTCCAGAACCCTCGTCTATCGTTACAATGTAAGGAAGTTTAATACCATCTTCTGTTTCAAAACCTGGTATGTCGAGATTAGCGTGAATTTCTAATAACGTATATTCGTCATCAACGTATCCTACTTTTTTAACACCTGATATTTCGTTTTCTTTTTCTTGTATTCTATCCTCAAGATCCATTGGCTTTATTTGAATATCGCGATAGAAGCCAGACACTTGTAACTTACGAATTTCATTTTCTGATTTACGAATAACATGTGTTACTCTTTCCGCTTGTTCAAGATTAGTAGCGTTGTACGGAACAACGAGATCATCGCTTGGAACAAACTTAGATACTGCTCTGTTTACACCTCCATCATAATAAATTTTCTTGAAGGTAGAACCCGACAAAGGTAAATAAAATAACATCTGATCGAGATCAGGATCAAACTCTTCCATCACGTGTGTAATTTGATAGTTCATAAATTCTTGCACACGTTGTGCTTGATCTTCTTTTGCTTTTGTTACTTCACCAATAACTTGTGTTCTGACAGGTCCCCCTGCTGGTAGTAATTCTTTATAAGCTTGTGATTGAAACTGTGTAACAGACTCAGATAATAAAGGGTGTGTAACACCACTTGCTCCCTGAAACGGTTGAGAACGTTCATTGTATTTTAATCCTAATAGATCTAAACCTTTTTTATAGGCTTCTGCCCATTCTTTTCTTGAAGATAAATCATTCTCGTAACCCTCTACTAAGTCCGACGAAATGACAGATAAATCATTCTCATCAATAAATTCAGCTAGGTTTGAATCAAATGTATCTTCTAATATTCGTTCTTGCTCTCCAACAATTGCGCCACCATCTTCTGTTATTTCTACCAAAGGATTATCAGTGCCTGGCTCTAGTTCTACTGTTTCTCCTACTTTAGGAGGTATCATCAAAGCATCATTTACTGTTCGTGGTTCGTTTGGATCTATTCTTTTGTCAATTGCCATTAAGCTGCTCCTATTAATTCTTCAATATTTGGCAGTGGATTGTACTGTACTAAACCGCCTGTCGCCAAATGGGTTTTTGAAGGTAATACCATTTCTGGTGTTAGTTTTATAGCATAAGCGTCCACAGTTTTAAAGCCCGAAGGTATAGTTGTTGTTTTTGTGTATAAGTTTTGTGCATTATCAGAACTGTTAATAAAGTCTGTTGCCTCACTCATTGCGTCCTCAAGGCCACCTGATTTTACACGTATTTCTTTAATTATGTTTTGACCGTCCATTGATATAACTTGAATAACCTTTTTCTTACTTCTTGGCTCACCTATTGCTACTTTAATTATTTTAAACTCTGAATTGTTAATATTTGCCGCTCTTTTTAATGATTGCTCTAGAACACTGGTGTAGTGTTTACCACTAACGTCTGATACATCTGGCCCTCCGTAAAACTCATATGTTCCTACACCTTTTTTACCCGCTCTGTCTGCTAGTGGTGTTGCTGTTGTTCCTGCTTGCCCATATCGTTTTGTCACCAGTTCAGCAGGCGTAATAGCATACCATGTTGGTGCATTTGGATCGTTTTCTACAAACAGTCTTTTTGCTGCTGCGTGTAAATCATTCTTTACTATAACATCACCCCACAGCTTTCTGTCTTTAAAAGGAATATTAGGAAAAAGGGATTTCATGGTTTCAGGATTAACGACGGCTTCATCAAAAAACTTTAATACGTCGTCTCTTTCTTTTTGAGCCGCACGCACAGGTATCATGTCTTCAGGTGTTAAAGTGCCAGGACGTATATCCGCAAACTCTTTAAATATTTTATTAGAGTTTTGTAATTTTTGAATATGACCTGCAAAGTCAGCCTCTGTTCTAAACACAGGACGTAGAATGTCTTTATGCTTTGCATAAAACTTTATCAGCTCAGAGGATACATCACCTTGTTTTTCTCTTCCAATAATACGTACGTCTGTAAGATTAGAGCCTTTTTCTAATAATCGTAAATACTCTTTTTTTACTTGCTCTACATTTTTTCGATATGTTTGAAAAATATCAGATTGTATTTCATCAGCAAATGTTACGTTGACTACTTGATCATCAACAACAGCTACATCCAACGGCGATCCAAGATTGTCTATATCATCTTGTATCTTAACTAATTGCTTTTGTGCATTGTCAATATTCTTCTGTGCTTGTTCCATGCTAACACGTCCACCTGATTGATCAACAATATCTTGTGCAGACTTGTTGGTAATTGCTGTAAGTCTATCTCGTTTGTTTTCTAGCTCTGGCAGTTTTGTGGCATCACCTGATAATTGTTTAGCCGTGCCAGGTACAATTCCAGGACGGTCCGTGAGCCGCGACCACCCGACCACGTACGCCTGATCACCTCTGAAGAAATCATGTGTTGAATACTTATATGTTCCTGGATCGCCAGGAATGTCTTGCGGATCGAGATACACCACATGTTCCCTATATGTATTAGGCAAACTACCACTTTCATAATGACCACCACCGTATTTACTTGATGTAAGTTCGGGTTCCAAAACACCTGCTTGTCTCTCTTCAATATCTGATCTGAAACCAAATGTTTTTGTTTTTAATTTACGAATAGGTGCTTGTTTAATTCTATCTAATAAAACTTGTTTTGTAACAGGCTGTCCTGTTTGAAATAACGACGAGAAGAGTTGTGGTAGCTGATAATCTTCTACCTCTAGTTTACTAATATTTCGTGATTGAAAGAAATTATATAAATCTGCTGGTGTTTCAAAAACATCAGGAACACTTGGATCAAGTAACTTTGCTTCTACGTTTGAGTAAAACCTACCAATATCTTCTCCTGCTGTTGCTGTTGCTTCTGCTACTTCATCACCAATACGAATTAAATTTTTTGTTTGATTACCACCTTTAATAATGTCACTTTTTTTATCTAAGTAAACTGCCCATCCAGGTGCTTTACCAAAAATATTAAGAGACGCCATTTCTACCTGTGGAGGTAGATTGTTTTCTGTTGTTGGTTTTAAGTCTGCTTCTTCAAACAAATCAAGTTCATCAATGCTCATGTAAGGTGTATCTTCTTGTATGCCTCTTACATCAATACCGCTGTCGTCAGGTGTACGTAGTGGATCAGTAAACTGTCCTGGATCGCCGCCCATGGCCATGTTTTTAATATTGGAAGGAGGTGTTTCTCTTTCACCAGGTGCAACGTCTATGCCTGTTATTTCTTCAAACAAAGTATCATCTTGCATCGTTTTTAATTCTGGTGGTTCTTTTCCTAGCATTTCATATTTTTCTTTTAAAATAGTTTTATTAGCTTCGACTTGAGCCATGTGATAAACAAATTCTGGCATGTCTTCATACAGCTCTGCCTCTTTAAGTATCTTATCATAATTGTTTGGATCTACAACATTTTCCACCAAATCAGGATTTTTATATATATCTATCAATCTATTTGTTAAAACTTCTCTCTGCTCTGCATATTGAGGATTTTCTAACTCATTTCTTATATTGGCGTAATAATCATCAATATTTTCTGTAAATGTGTCTGTGTACATATCATTAACTAATCTTTGCAAAGCTATAAGATTTTGAGGTTGATCTTTTTTAAAAGTTTCTTGTAAATATGTTTTTGGCATTTTTTTCAAAACTAAACTAAAGAAATCAGCCATATCTTTTCTAGTTGGAAAGCCCATGAGTTGAGGTGCTACTTTTAAAAACTTGGATAGTTTTCCTATGTCTTTACTATTAATAGTATCGATTAACCTTGCACGTATACCAGCGCCCATGAACGCAGGTAATACACCCATAGCAAATTTACCACCTGATTTTAAATAATCTCCTTTTGTTACATTTTCAGGAACTCTTAAAGAAGGTTGTTTCCCAAAAGCAATTAATTGATCAACTTCCTCAACTGAATAACCATCAGGTCTTTCTACTTGACCAAAGTTATCAACCCTGTTTTGAGGCATGCCAGGTAAAAAAAGATCATATACAGTTGTGCTATCATCTATCTCTGTTCCATCGATTGGATTAATATAGGACTCGCCTTTCTCTCTTTGTTTTTTATAATAATCTAATTCTCTTTCATAAAAAGATTTTCCTTTTTTCTTTTCTGCTATATCTTCAAAAGCATCTGCTGCATATGAAACAGGAGATATAGCTTGGTATGTTTCAATCAAAGCATTAGCTGTTAGTAATCCAGCTTTTTTAAGTTGATTACCAAAATATCTAGATTCTATCGCTTTTCTTTTTTCAACAATTTCTGGCTCTTGACTTGTATACAACCTCGTCGCGTCTTTATAACGTTGACTATTAATTTCGTCTTGATACATATCAAGAAGGTCTTGTTCAGTTCTTCCTAAAGGACCTTCTGTTATAGGCTCAAGTCCAGGAGCTACAAAAAAAGAAGGCTGTCTATTAAAAAATTCTAATTGTTCTTTGTACGCATTTTTAGTATCTAAAGCTGTATCACGTGACATTAAATATTGTTGAACGTCATTATCAGTAATCATATCATAATTTAATCTTGCTAGAGATTCGTCTACTAATTTGTCAACTGGTTCAAAAGTAAAAGGTGCTGTCATTGTTGTCACAGCATCTGGAGTTGGAACTAAACTTTCTATGTCACCACCTACAGGTTCATTACTTGCTACATCATATGGATACTCACTACCTTGAAAAAACTGGTCTTTAGTACTTTGCAAAAAATCATAGAACTTATCCGCCATACCTCCCTTGTTGTACTTCCTAGTCGTAATTGTTTCATCCACCGTTGTTCCTGCAGGGCCTTCAACTTTTCTTGAAATCTGTCTTTGAGGAAGAGGTCTAGCAGGTCCTATAAAACCAGAAGGTTGTGGTACTACACCTTTATTTAAAGATTGAACCAATTGACTAGCGTTATCATATGGCTTTCCGTAATACTTTATTTGCCCTTGTCCTCTGTTTGCTGCTGTATCATAAATAGCTGTCTCCAATCCCAAGTCCTCTAGTTCTTTCGCAGACTTTGCGATAGCATCATCATGTTTTGATATTTGAGCTATAACATCAAAACTAGGTCTAGTTTGATTTTTAGGAATAGAATTTAATAGTTCACTTTTTTTAATACTATTTGTTAAAATATTTTTTGTTAAATGTGATTTAATCTTATTACGTCTATCAGTTGTTATGTAGGCAGCTTCTTTATAACCACCATGTTGTTTTGCAAAATCCGTAACTTGTCTCTCTAATTTATTTCTCGTTGCCGCTTCCATAGTATGTTCACCAATTATTCTGTGATAAGGTTCAATAAAACCTTTAAATTTTTTATCACCTATTTTTGTTTGAACAGCACTTGGTCTGCCGTCTGGAAAAATTACGTTTTCTTCTAAAGGTTGATCTTTTTTAATATAAGTCTTCTGACTTGGTTCTACATATTCATACGCTCTTTTATGTCTGTTATAAAAATCTACCTCTTTTTGTATTTTTTGTGCCATCTCTCTTATTTTGGGATCATCGCTTGCTTTTAGTAATGGTCCTTGAGATGTCCAACCTGCTTTTCCAGCTACTCTATTGTACGCAGCATTATAATTTAATCCTCCAACATCCTGTACAACATCTACAATAGATTTTGTTCCATCTAAATTTTCTGCTACTTCTGTCCAAAACGGTAATGCTTTTTTTGTATATGTTAAACTTCTACTTCGGTTTCGTTGTATTATTTCATCAGATGTATATTCCGAACCTTTTCTCTGTCCACCTGCAATAACTCTATTTTCTTGTGCAGCTACTTGGTAGTTGCTGAGAGCTTCTTTGTCTATTTTATTTTCTTTTGCATTTTTGGATATTTTACTTCTAAGCTTGTCGTCAATACCACTTTGTTTTAATTCTTTTTGTAAAGCTCTAAGTAATAATCCTGATTTTGCATCAGGGTTTTTAAATATTTGATTAAGAAGGGAGTCGTATATCTTACCTCTCGTGTGATTACCTTTTTTGTAACCTTGCATTGCTCTCAAAATATCATAGAACTCATCTGTGAATTTGACGCCCTTAGAGCCTATCGTAAATAATAAACCAGCAGCCATTATTTCATCTTTTTAATTTGAACTTTACGTCTAGATCGTACATTCAACAGCTCAAAATCTCGTAGCATTTTTTGTGCAATAAGATCCATAGGTTCTCTTGTTAGTAATTGACTAGCTTTACCTACACCCTGTATTGCTATACCTGATCCTTTTGGGTTTTTCTTATCCATCAATAATACTGCCTTTGTTCTATATATCCTGGTTCATCTACATAATCTGATTCTAGTTGGATAAAGTTACCCTGCCTAAATCGCAACAGCGCTTGTGTTGTTGAATCGACTAAATCGTCATGATCACCATAAGGGAAAGCGGCGCATTCTTCAATAACTTCTTCTGCCCAACGTTCGTCAGGAGCCCATACTTGTCCCGCTTCAAATAGTGGAGCTACGGAGTTTACACGTACATGCTTATCATTGCCCTTACTAGGCGTATAAGTTACTACAGGAATTCCTACTTGACGTAGCTCCTGTGTTAAGGGCATACCAGAAGCTTTCGCTTCAATCAAGATTGTTTCAGGTTCCCAGTATTTATATTCTTCTAAAGCAATCTCTTTGAGCTCAGGAAAGTCCCACCTACCCTTTCTAGATTTTAATAATATAATGTTCGGTGGACCGTGTTCCACGGGTTTAAATACACCCCACGTTGTTATTGCACTAAAGTCGGCTGTCTCTCTTTTACTGAACGCTGTATCATAACTTTGTATAATATGCATTAAAGGAGGGATGTCGTCTTTTGGCCACATTTGCCACCACTCACGTTTTATAATAGATCCTTCTTCGGACGTTGGTTTTTGTTGCCATTGTGCCTGCCACTTTTGTTCGGACAAAGATGCTTTCACACCTTGCAGTTCTTCAATTTTCCAAAACTGAGGCCACAGTGGTTTGTCATTCAAGACGGCAGGAAACTCGACAACCTCCCACTGATCGGCATTTTCATTACTTTGTGCATTTAATAATTTACCTGTAAGATCCTTTGTAGACCAACGGGTCATAACTATAACAATAGCACCACCAGGTTGTAAACGTTGTCGGGGGCCCGAGGTATACCATTCGTAGGCATTGTCCATGGCTGTTTGTGAGAGAGCATCTTGCTCGGAATGTGGGTCATCAATAATTAATAAATCAGCACCACGCCCTGTTATCGCACCACCGACCCCTGCTGCAAAATATTCACCACCTACTTTGGTGTTAAATCTACCAGATGCTTTAGAATCTTGTGATAAAGCACTATTTGGAAAAACATCTTTAAAATCTTGTTGATCAAATAAGTTTCTAACCTTTCTACCAAAGTTATAAGATAGCTCTGCTGTGTGTGTCGTTTGTATAATTTTTAATTTAGGTTTTTGTCCTAACATCCACGCAGGAAATAAATTAGAAGCAAACTCAGACTTTGTATGTCTTGGTGGCATATTAACAATTAATCGTTTTATCTTTCCACGTGAAATATCTTCAAATTTTTTTGCAATAATTTTATGATGTGAACCTGCAACAAACTCGGGCCAAACTTTTTTTACAAAAGTTAAAAAGGAGGAACGGGACTCCTCTGACACTTTTAGTTGCATTTTCCTTAATTCGTATTTTAGTAATTCCGTTGGGATTTGCTTTTGATTCATAAAAAAAGTTATATCATACTATCTGTTTGTGTAAAACTTAGACTTTAGACCGCCGACGCGAGCGACGGGCGAATTGGGTGTGCGGGGGTGCGTAGAATCAAGATATGGTATTAGGGTTGGGTGTAAGTACCTAGATGTTGTTAGTGGAGTATCTCCTGCCATCTCAGGCTGCCTGGAGGAACTGGCTGCGAAGCTGCTAGGAACTCCTGGGCTGCTGGTGATAAGACATAAAAAAAGGGCGGTTAATCCGCCCTTTTGCCAGCCCTCGAGGGTAACTGTTATAGATTAAGTTTACTGCGTGCCTCAGATAAAATCTTCTGCCCCCAATCTTTGAGGTACTGTGGTGCTTGAGGATCGAAGATCATTTCCTCAACCTCTGACTCTAACCACTTGTATAAAGCACGCCAATTAATGTTAGTACTAACATCATTAGTATTATTAGCTTGAATATGATTATCATTTCTAGTTGTTAAACCAAGTTGCTGTTCAAGAACTGCAAGTCGTCTACTTAAATCATTATCTGGCATTTTGATTTCTCCTTTCTAAGTAACTCCTTACTCCCATTTTATTTTATACTCAAGAAAATAAAATCTTTTTTGTGGATAACTTTTCTCTTGACAACGACCCTCCAGACGTGTGTGCCGTGCAACTACTTACTACTATACCACGAGCCACGTTCCTGTTTTGGTAATGCGATGGACGTAAAAAAAGGGGCGAGTAGGTCGCCCCTGTTATTCTACTTAGGCAATTTATCGGTACTAAGCGGAAATTCTGAAGTCTGCTACTTCATCAATCGTAGCTTTTTTGTTTCTTGATACTGTTGTTTCCGATAGAGGCATAGCCTGTATCTGTTTATACTGCGTTGGCACTTTGCATTGATGATACGCAATCTCGCCAAGTTTCTCCTTGACAAGTTGGTTGTCAATCTTAGCACCCAATTTTTGTGAGACATGAAGTGAGTAATCCCTTCCATGCAATAGGTTTGCATTTTCAC